CACCTACAGAAGAAATGAGAACAATTATTACACCAGATTTGACTATCTGGATGAATACAATTGAAACATCCAAGTATTTAGATACTAATGCTATATTTGAACCACCAGAATTTGTTGAAATTGAGATAACTAGTTTTGACTATGATATTAATGATATATTGAAAAGGATTGGATAATGAAAGGTGAATGGTGTTTTTTTCCTAGTCATTTTACACCTAAAGAATGTGACAAGATTTTAAAATTAGGTTTGAAACTTCCATCACAAGAAGCAGCAATGGGTGTTGGTGGTGAAGTTAGGATGAATGAATATCGCAGAAGTAAAATTCGTTTTATTCAACAATCGGATCCTAATTTTACTTTCTTATTTGATGCTATGTGGAAAATGGCAGTTACGGCCAATGATGAATGGTTTAAATTTCATATAACCAGAATTACCTATATACAATTAGCAGAATATGATGAGTCTTATCAAGGTGAATACAAAAGACACAATGATGTTTTTTGGATGAATAATGACCCCGAATACCATCGTAAACTCACAGCGGTGGTTCAATTAACCGACCCATCGACATATGAGGGCGGCAACCTAGAATTATTTGGTTTGACTGAATACCCTAAAGTAGAAGAAGTAAGAAAACAAGGAACTGCATTTTTCTTTCCTTCTTTCTTAGAACACCAAGCAACTATGGTCACCAAAGGAACTCGTTACTCGTTAGCGTGTTGGTTTGATGGACCAAAATGGAGATAAATTATGAGATTTCATGTACTACCCAATCCAAGTATTGTTTCAAACAAAGAATTTCTTTCTTGTGCTTTTACTCAAAAAGCTATTCGCTTTTGTGAAATGATGAAAGCTAGAGGCCATGAAGTATTTCATTATGGTCACGAAGAGTCCGATTTAGATTGTACAGAACACATTACTGTATTGACATCTAAAGAATGGAAAGAATGTTATGGTGACTATGACTGGCGCAAAGGTTGGTTTAAATATGATGTGAATGATTTAGCACATACAGTTTCCGCTAAAAATGCTATCATTGAAATCAATAAAAGAAAACAACCAAACGATTTCATTCTTCCATTTTGGGGGTCAGGTAATCGAGCAGTATGTGATGGTGTGCCTGATTTAATTACAGTTGAACCTGGTATTGGATATGCTTATGGTCATTTTGCACCATATAAAGTATTTGAATCATATGCTTGTCATTCAGCGTATTATGGTCTTGAGTCTTTAGCTTATTGTAATGAAAAATGGTATGATGTTGTTATTCCGTCTTACTTTAATTTAGATAAGTTTGAATTTGCACCAGAAAAGAAAGAAGATTACTTCTTATATCTTGGTCGTGTTTATGAAGGCAAAGGCCTTAATATTGCTATTCAAGTAACAGAAGCCATTGGTGCTAAGTTAATTGTTGCTGGTCAGAATACATTGAAGAACATGGGTTATGATAAAGTTCCAGACCATGTGTTTGAATATGGATACGCCGATGAGGAATCAAGAAAAAAATTAATGTCAAGAGCAAAAGGTGCCTTTGTTGCATCACTTTATAATGAACCATTTGGTTCTGTGCATGTCGAATGTATGATATCTGGTACACCAATTATTACAACTGATTGGGGCGCTTTCACCGAATACAATATTCATGGTGTAACTGGCTATCGCTGCCGTACATTTGAACAATTTGTATGGGCTGCCAAGAATATTGATAAGATTAATCCACAAGATTGTCGTGATTGGGGTGCCGCTAACTTCTCATATGATAAGGTAGGAAGTATGTACGAAGAGTATTTCCAATCTATCCTTAACATCTATGGTAAAGAAGGTTGGTATGAACCTAATGATAATCGAACTGAATTGGACTGGTTGAAAAAAGAATATCCACGTGGCATAAATAAAGCATAAAATAATTTAAATGGATTATTATGGCCTCACTATCAACTCGACAAGGTTTTAAAGACTATTGTTTACGCCGTCTAGGTTTTCCCGTCATCGATATCAACGTAGATGATGACCAGATTGAAGACCGTATTGACGATGCGTTACAATATTGGACTGATTACCACTATGATGGTATGCAAAAGACTTATTATATTCATCCAATAACGTCTGAAGATATCCAAAATCGTTCATTTGATATGTCTAATGTAAGAGATAACGCTAACAATGCAGTACAGGTTGTTGGTGTTACTCGTATTTTTCCTATTTCAGAATCTCAAGCAACCGTTAATATGTTTGACTTGAGATATCAACTACGCTTAAACGAACTCTACGACTTCACCAGTGCGTCCTATATCAATTATACTCTGACAATGCAACACTTACGTTCATTGGAAATTATGTTCACAGGGGAAGTTCCTATTCGTTTCCAAAGACATACTAATACATTGTTTGTTGACTGGCGTTGGGACCAATCTGCCGTTACAACTGGCACGATGGTTATTATTGAATGTTACACTTCTATCAATCCAGATGTCTACAATGATTTATGGAATGACCGTTGGTTAAAAGAATATGCTACCGCTTTAATTAAAAGAACTTGGGGTAATAACCTTAAGAAATTCTCAGGCATGCAATTGCCAGGTGGTGTTACACTTAATGGTAATACAATATACAATGAAGCTGCACAAGAAATTAAGGCACTAGAAGATGAGATGGAATCTCGTTATGGTGGTGTATTAGAATTCTACTTGAATTAAGGTCTCTTAATGGCAACCAGTGTATATTTTAATAATTACAATGCTCATAATGAGCAAAGACTATTTGAAGACCTAATTGTAGAATCTATTAAGATTATGGGCTTTGATGGATATTATCTTCCTAATGATAATGACCAAGCACGTGATTTACTTTACGGTGAAGACCCACTCAAAAAATTCACATCAGCCTTTCCTTTGGAATTGTTTCTTTCTTCTGCCTTGGAATATACAGGTGAAAGAGAATTCTTTTCTAAGTTTGGCCTTGAAATTAAAAACAATGTTTCAGTTGTTCTTTCTAAGAGAACCTTTATTCAACGTGTTCCACAAAATAAATTTGATAGACCACGTGAAGGTGATTTGATTTATGTTCCAGTAACAAATCAAACTGGTGAGTTATTTGAAATTAAGTTTGTAGATGCAACTAAAGACTTCTTTACATTAGGTCGTAAGATTCCTTATTTCTATGAAATGCAACTTGAGAAATTCAAATATTCAAACGAAGTTATTGGTACTGGTATACCAGATATTGATATAGTTAATAGTCAAGATTCATACACTATCAATATGTTGATGGCTAACGGCAATGCTAATTACTTAGAAAAAGAAATTGTATTCCAAAGTCCAAATGGTGATTACGCTCAAGCAACAGCTCAAGGTGTTGTTGCTTCATGGGACGCACCTAATAGAATTCTTCATATTACAAACATTGCTGGAAATTTTGTAGCGGGTCATTCTATTAAAGGTAATACTTCAGGTACTAATATTGCTTTAACATCTTATGATCCACTAGATGTTACTTTGGCTCGTGAAGTATATGACAATAAAGTTATTCAAACGGAAGCCGACCAAATCATTGACTTCTCAGAACAAAATCCTTTTGGTGAGATATAATGGCAGCAGAATACAATAAAATTATAAGAAAAATAGTTGTTGGGTTTGGTAATCTTTTCGATGATATTACATTGACAAGATTCAATCCTGATGGTTCAGAAGCACAAAGTCAAAAGGTGCCATTGGCCTACGCATCAAAAGAACGATATGTGATGCGTTTACAAAATGATCCAGAGCTTGATAAAAAAGTTCAAATCACTCTGCCTCGTATGTCTTTCGAAATGAATGGTTTGTCTTATGATTCATCCAGAAAACAAATAACTAACATCAAAAATTACGCAAAATCAAATAATGCAGACACGTTACTATCGCAGTATAATCCTGTGCCTTATGATTTTGATTTTTCATTATACATCTATGTAAGAAACATTGAAGATGGTACTCAAATCATTGAGCATATTTTACCATTCTTTACACCAGATTATACTATTAGGTTGAACTTAATACCTGAAATGGGGATTATCAAAGAAGTTCCTGTTTTATTAAAGTCTACTAATCAAGAAATTACATATGAAGGTAATAGAGACCAAGAAACAAGAACTATTATTTGGACATTAAATTTTACTGTCAAAGGTTTTGTATTTGGTCCTGTTTCTGAACCTAAAATTATTAAATCTTCTATTACAAATATATTAGATAATTCTTTATCTGATGCAGATATTGTTGAATTTTCTATGGTCGATGATGGATTGGGAAATTACCAAGAAGGCGAATATGTTTATCAAGGTTACTCTTTAGAAAATGCAACAGCCACAGCTAAAGTAATTGTTTGGGGTGTTGACACATTAAAACTTCAAGTTGGTGATTTATCTGGTAATTTTGTAACATCTAAAAAACTATATGGTGCTAAAACGGGCGCAGTATATACTATTCAATCACATTTAATTCAACCAACTAAATTGGTTAAAGTTAATGTACAACCTAATCCTACAAGTGCTAATGCTACTTCGGATTATACATATACTACCACGATTCAAGAATTTCCTAATATAACCTAGAAAATTAATATGTCTAAAATTGATGATAATTTAAGTGAAATGCTAAACATACCAACACTAGTACCGGATGTAGTCGATACTACTCCGATTGTAGTGGAAAAGAAAACAGTTGATGTATCTGATAAACTCAACAAAGACTTGATGAAAGACTATGAAGATTCCAGAGACCGATTGAAAGAAATCGTATCTAAAGGAACTTTGGCTATTGATGATATATTAGCAATTGCCCGTGAGTCTGAACATCCTCGTGCCTTTGAAGTGGCGGCAACATTAATTAAAAATGTGACTGACGCTAATGAAAAACTTCTTGGCATGCAAAAACAAATGAAAGAACTAACAGGTACATCTAAATCAAGTAATTTGAATGTGGGTAAAGCTGCTATATTTGTTGGTTCAACCGCTGAGTTGTCCAAACTGATTAAAAATGAGACTAAGACCATAGATGGCATCGAATGATAATTTAGGTTACCGTGATAACCCACTCTTAAAAAAGGTTGGGGTTCCTCACGAATATACACAAGAAGAGATTGACGAATACATTAAGTGTTCTCAGGATCCCGTTTACTTCATTCAAAATTACATTAAGATTGTAAACGTAGATGAAGGCTTGATACCGTTTGGTATGTGGGACTTCCAAAAAGACATGGTTCGTACCTTTAAGGACAACCGTTTTGTTATTATGAAGATGCCTCGTCAGGTTGGTAAAACTACCACATCTGTAGGTTATATTCTTTGGCACACTATATTTCAAGACTCACAGAACGTGGCCATTCTTGCCAACAAAGGGTCATTAGCTCGTGATATTCTATCTAAGTATCAACTAGCATATGAAAACTTACCTACATGGTTACAACAAGGTGTTATTACTTGGAACAAAGGTAACGTAGAATTAGAAAATGGTTCTAAAGTAATTGCCGCATCAACTACATCAAGTGCAATTCGAGGAGGTTCATTCAACCTTGTATTCCTAGACGAGTTTGCTTTCGTACCAAATAACATTGCTGTAGAATTCTTTAACTCAGTTTATCCAGTAATTTCTTCTGGTAAGACTTCTAAGATTATTATTGTTTCTACACCTAATGGTATGAATCTGTTCTACAAGATGTGGATGGATGCCATTGAGAAACGAAGTACCTATAAGGCCTTAGAGATTCATTGGTCTATGGTGCCAGGTCGTGATGAGGCCTGGAAAGAACAGACCATTAAGAACACAAGTCCTGAGCAGTTTGCTCAAGAGTTTGAAACAGAGTTCTTAGGTTCATCTAATACATTGATTAATGGTCGTAAATTACAAATGTTACACCATAAAGACCCATTATCTAAATTCATGGATATGGACATTTATGAACATCCAATTAGAGAAAGTCAAGACGGTTCTACATTAGACCATATGTATGTTATGACAGTTGACGTATCTGATGGTAAGAACCTTGATTATTCAACATTCTCGGTAATAGATGTATCATCTACGCCTTATAAAATGGTGGCTAAGTATAGAAATTCAACGATTTCACCTATACTTTATCCAACAATTATATACAATGCAGCCCGCTACTACAATAATGCCTATATATTGGTAGAGATTAATAATAATCCTCAAATTGTCGATATCTTACATGGCGATTTGGAATATGAGAACATACTAAAAGTAGTAACAGGTAATAAGAAAGCACAACAGATTTCTGCCGGTTTCGGTAGAGGTGTTCAATTGGGTGTTAGAATGACACCACTTGTCAAACGGGTTGGTTGTTCCAACTTGAAAACTTTGATTGAAACTGACAAGTTATTGATTAATGATTTTGATACGATTTCAGAATTAACTACATTTGTAGCAGGTAGAAGTTCTTTTGAAGCTGATGACGGTGCCAATGATGACATGGTAATGACTCTTGTTACATTTGCATGGTTAACAACACAGAAGTATTTTAAAGATATTGTTTCACACGACTTACGAAAACAATTGCAATTATCAGAATTTTCTCAAGTGGATGAAGAAATATTACCTGTAGGTGAAGTAGCAAACGGAATGGACGCACCATTTGTTGTAGAGGATGGTGATGTGTGGGTAACTGGACAAGGTGATATCTATGCTAATTATTTTAGCGATATTACTAAAGGTCTATAAATTAACTAATTGATAAATACAATGTATAGTAATATATATTTGTTAACAATCATTATAATAACAAGGAGATAAAAATGGCGTTTCAACTTTCTCCAGGCGTAAATGTTTCTGAGATTGACCTTACTACGGTCATTCCTTCAGTTTCAACTACAGCCGGTGCAATTGTTGGGGACTTTGCTTGGGGTCCTGCAAACAAAAGAATTCTGGTAGACAGCGAAATCACGCTCGTCAATCGTTTCGGTAAACCAAATAACAGTAATTTTGTTTCATTTTTTAGTGCTGCTAACTTCTTAGCATATGGTAATAATCTACGTGTTGTTCGTGCAATTAACGACACAGATGTACTACATGCTAACAATGCTACATCAGTTGGTACTGGCGTGCTAATTAAAAATGAAGATGATTATGAGTTAAATTACACCGCTAACACACATACACAATATGGTGCTTTCTATGCTCGTTATGCTGGTAACATGGGTGACAACTTAGAAGTTGTTGCTTGTGCTAATACATCAGCATTTGCTACATGGGAATACAAATCATACTTTCAAGGTGCACCTGGCACATCTTCATATGCAGCTTCAGTTGGTGGTTTACATGATGAACTACATATTGCAGTTGTTGATGCAACAGGTCAAATCACAGGTCAAGCTGGTACAGTGTTGGAAACATTCCCACATGTATCTAAAGCTTCTGATGCTAAGAATGATGATGGTAGTCCAAACTACTATGCAACAGTGATTTTCAACAAATCTAAATGGATTTATGTTGCTGCTCACATGGATGCTGGTTGGGGTGTATCTGCTGTTGGTACTTCTTTCAGTACAACTACACCTATCTACGATGTAACATTAGCTGGTGGTATTAGTGTTACACCTACAATAGCTAACTACACAACTGCTTGGGATTTATTTGCTAGTACAGAAGATGTGGATGTTTCATTGCTTGTTTCAGGTAATGCTTCAGAAGTTGATTCATCTGTACAAGAATATGTAGCTCAAATTGCTGCTTCACGTAAAGATTCTGTAGCTTTCATTTCACCAGATTTCCAATCTGCTGTTTCAACTCCAGGCGCTGATGCAATTGTTACTTACAGAAATTCATTATCAATTGACTCATCATATGCAGTTATGGATTCTGGTTGGAAATATCAATTTGACAAATACAACAACGTATACCGTTTTGTACCATTGAACGCTGATATTGCTGGTCTATGTGTTTACACTGACATGGTTCGTGATGCTTGGTGGTCACCTGCTGGTTTAAATCGTGGTTTCATTAAAAATGTTGTAAAACTTTCATGGAATCCAAACAAGACTGACAGAGATACATTGTATCCTGCTGGTGTTAATCCAGTTGTTGCTTTCCCTGGTCAAGGTGTTGTTCTATACGGCGATAAGACAATGCAATCTAAACCATCTGCATTTGACCGTATCAACGTTCGTAGATTGTTCATTGTGCTTGAAAAAGCAATTGCAGTAGCATCTAAATATTCATTGTTCGAATTTAACGATGAATTCACACGTGCTCAATTTGTTGCTTTAGTAGAACCATTCTTACGTGACGTTAAAGGTCGCCGTGGTATCTATGACTACCGTGTAGTTTGTGATACAACAAACAATACTCCTCAAGTAATTGATTCTAACCAATTCGTTGGCGATATCTACATCAAACCAGCTCGTTCAATCAACTTTATTCAGTTGAATTTCGTTGCTGTTAGAACTGGCGTAGACTTCACTGAAATCGTTGGTAAGTTTTAATAAATAAAGTATCAATATAGGAGAATAAAATGGCATTTAATATTAACGATTTTAGAGCGAACCTCATCGGTGATGGGGCTCGTCCAAATCTGTTTCAAGTGTCGCTAACTTTCCCAGGAATTGCTGATTTACCTGCTGCTACAAGAGATATTTCTTTCTTAGCTAAAACAGCTCAATTGCCTGGTTCTACAGTTGGTGTGGTACCATTGTATTATTTTGGTCGTGAACTAAAATTTGCTGGTAACAGAACATTTGCAGATTGGACAATTACAATCATCAACGATGAAAACTTCATTGTACGTGACGCATTTGAACAATGGATGGACTCAATCAATAGTCATGCTTCAAACATCAGAGATGGTCGAGCAACATATCCAGCTGGTTATACAACTGATGCGGATGTAATTCAATTTGGTAAAGATGGTAGTTCAATTCTTAAGAATTATACTTTTGTAGGTTTATTCCCTACAGATGTATCACCAATCGAACTTGATTGGGGTACTAATGATTCTATCGAAGAATTTTCAGTTACCTTGGCTTACCAATACTGGGAATCAAACACAACATCTTAATAATGTTATATACGAGAGGGAAGAAATTCCCTCTCTTTATGTTTTTTTGATAATTGAAAAGGAATTAAATTGGCTTTCTCACTTTTTGGGTTTCAGATATCCAGACAGGAAGACGACCTTGAAAAACAGGCCGTTGAACAGTCTTTCGCACCACCATCAAATGATGATGGCGCTCTCACCATCACGCAAGCGGCGTACTATGGCACTTATGTTGACCTAGACGGAACTGCTAAGAATGAGGTGGAGTTGATTGGTCGATATCGTGAAATGGCGATGCAACCAGAGATTGAATCAGCTATTGATGACATTTGTAATGAAGCTATTGTACAAAATGACGATGGCGAAAACATTAAATTAGTTACTGATAAACTACAAGTATCAGACAAGATTAAAAAGTCAATCGAAAATGAATTTCAAGTTCTTTTACGATTGTTAAACTACAACAATATGGCACCTGATATTTTCAGACGTTTCTATATTGATGGTAGATTGTTCTATCATATTATTATTGATAGAGAAAATCCTACTCAAGGGATTAAAGAATTACGTTATATTGACCCACGCAAAATCCGTAAGGTTCGTGAGGTTAAAAAAGATAAAGACGCTAGAACTGGCGTTGAAATGGTTACCGTTGTTAATGAATACTATATCTTTAATGATAAGTCAATTAACGGCTCACAGTCTAATTATGGTCCTGTTGGGGTTAGAATTGCCAAAGATAGCATAATTAATGTCAACTCAGGTCTTATGGACTCAAGACGGGCATCGGTATTATCATACCTACATAAGGCAATCAAACCGTTAAATCAGTTAAGAATGATTGAGGATGCTGTAGTTATCTACCGTATTTCTCGTGCACCTGAACGTAGAATTTTCTACATTGATGTTGGTAATTTACCTAAGATGAAAGCGGAACAATATCTCCGTGACATCATGGTTAAGTATAAAAACAAAGTTGTTTATGATGCTAACACAGGTGAAGTTAGAGATGAACGTAAGTTCCTTTCTATGATGGAAGATTTCTGGTTACCTCGCCGTGAAGGTGGTAAAGGTACAGAGATTCAAACGTTGCCAGGTGGTCAAAACCTAGGCGAATTAGAAGACATTAAATATTTTGAAAAGAAATTATACAAATGTTTAAATGTGCCTATTTCTCGTTTAGAATCATCTACATCATTTACTATTGGTCGTGCTACTGAAATTAGCCGTGATGAAGTTAAGTTTTCAAAATTTGTTAATAAACTTCGTAACCGTTTTACAGAATTATTTGATGAAGCTCTAAGAGTTCAATGTGTTCTTAAAGGTATTTGTACCGAACAAGAATGGGCTATATTTAAAGAAGGTATCTATTACGATTTTATCCGTGATAATAACTTTGCTGAACTTAAAGATGCTGAATTACTAAGAGAAAGATTAGGCCTATTATCACAAATTGATATGTATACTGGCCGTTATTATTCAATGGATTGGATTCGTAGAAATGTTCTACGATTCTCAGATGATGAAATCAAAACCATTGATAAAGAGATTGAAAAAGAACGTGAAGCAGGTATTCCAATGCCAGCTGATTTACAATACGTTGGAATGTTACCAGGTGGTTCTGGAGAAGCGGCTCAAGCGCCAACACTCGAACAGGATCCCGCAATGATGGCACCACCGGACGCAGGTCCTGGAGGTAGTTCGGCACCTAAAGCTAAGAAGTCAGGTACTGCTGGTGAAACACCAGGTGGTGGCGATTTAAACCTTGGTAAATAACATATAAATATACCATATTCAATTTGGAGAATACTATGGACGCAAGACAAATTATCGATTTCGCTGCAGATGACAACGCTAAAGAAATGCGTGAAGCACTTTATGCTTCAATCTATGACCGTGTATCAAATGCAATCGAAGTTAAGAAACAAGAAGTTGCTCACACATTACTAGGCATGCCACTATCTACTGAAGAAGTTCAGTTAGAAGAAGGCGAAGAAGGTTGTGATGACCATGAAGGCAAAGAAGGCCATGAAGATGAAGTAGCTGACAAAAAGTTAGTGAAGAAAATGGTTAAAAAAGACGCTTTAAAATCAAACGACTAATCAGTTAAGGACACACTAAAATGGCTGGAAATGTTTTTGAATATCAAGTATTAAAAGATACCACAGAACGTGTTGTCATTAAATTGACGGGTAAATTTGATGGTACTAGCGGCCAAGAAGATAATGCCGTTCGTATTCAAGCGAATACACTATATGGCGCCCTTAACTCAAACACTGTACCTGATTTATTAACTCACGGTGGTTCTGCAAAACCGTATTACGACTTACAAATTTTCAGACTATGGTACGACTGTGCTAATCCAGCCGGTGGTGACGTAGAATTATTCTGGAATGCTCAAACACGTAGAACAATTGGGTTCTATAGTGGTACATACGAATATGATGCAGCTGGCAATTGGATTACAATTCCAAATAATGCTAAAGGTTCTGCTGGTTGTTTAGGCGATATTGGTATTGCTACAAGAGGTATGGGTGCTAATAATTCATACACTATCGTGTTAGATTTACGTAAAAATAACACAGATTACCAACGTGGTCAATTTAATGATCCTGCTGCATTTAATTATCCTCCGTACTCAATGACACCTTAAGGATAAAAAATGAAGCTAATTAAAGAAATTAACGAAACCGTTAGTTACATTACTGAAGAAGTGGAAGGTGGTAAAAAGAATCTTTTTATCACTGGTCCTTTCTTACAGACAGAACAGAAAAATAGAAATGGTCGTATCTATCTCAGAGAGATTATGGCAAAAGAAGTTGCCAGATATACTGACCAATATATTAATAAAAATCGTGCCTTTGGTGAGTTGGGACATCCAGACACCCCATCTATTAACCTTGACCGTGTATCACATATGATTGTGGACTTACACCAAGAAGGTAATGATTGGATAGGCAAAGCAAAGATTCTTGATACACCAATGGGTAATATTGCTAGAAACTTAATCGAAGGTGGCGGCCAATTAGGCGTTTCATCTCGTGGTATGGGTTCTATCAAACAACAAAACGGTGTGAATGTTGTTCAAGATGACTTTTATCTAGCCACAGCGGCAGATATTGTGGCAGACCCTTCTGCACCAGATGCGTTTGTAAGAGGCATTATGGAAAATAAGGAATGGATGATTGTTAACGGAGTTTGGACTGAAATGGACCAAGACTTAGCACAAAGAAGTATTAAAAAAGCTAGTCGTAAGGAAATTGAATTTGTCGCCGAACAAATTTTCAGAAACTTCATCAGCAAACTATAATATTATAAATAAACAATATAAGTCTTAACAGGAGATTTTTAAATGACTACAAAACTTAATCTTTCCGAAGCCGCTGCAGAAATTCTTGGTGGTAACGTAGCTGCTAAAAGAAGCGGTCAAGATTCTTTCGGATTGGGCAAAAAATTAAACCCAGCAGGTGTACATGGTAATACAGTACATGATGTTGGTGGTCCAACAACTTCAACACGTGATGCTAAATTAGATGGCACAGCTGGTGGTCCTACAGCAACACCACCTGGTGCTACACCACCAGTTGGTTCAGAGCCAATCAAACATTTGGGTGGCGAGCATGATGAACAATCTAAAGGCCGCCATGACCTTGATTCAGTAGAAGACGGTGCAGATTCATACGAAACTATTCGTGACCGTAAACAAGGTAAGAAACCAACACAAACCATGGAGAAAAATCCTGGTGCAACATTTGCTACATACGGTGAAGACTATGACGCTTCAGAAGATGTAGAAGCAATGTTAGCTGGTGAAAACCTTTCAGAAGATTTTAAAGACAAAGCAACTACAATTTTTGAAGCTGCTGTAACTGCACGTGTACAACATTATGCTACACAATTAGAAGAAGCTTTTGAAGCTGAATTTGATGAAGCAGTTGATGCTGTTAAAGAAGAACTTGCTGCTAAAGTTGACGATTATTTGAACTATATGGTTCAAGAGTGGATGACTGAGAATGCTATTGCAATCGAAAAAGGTCTTCGTGCTGAAATCGTTGAAAACTTTATTGGTGGTTTGAAAGATTTGTTTGTTGAACACTATATTGACATTCCAGAAGAAAAAGTGGATGTTGTTGAAGAGTTAGCTGACAAAGTTACCGAACTAGAAGAAGAATTAAACGAACAAATCAACAAAGCAGTTGAATTGAACAAAGAATTAAACGAACATAAAAAAATTGAGGCCATTTACGCAGTATGTGAAGGCCTGACACAAACCCAAGTAGAGAAAATTGCTACACTTGCAGAAGGTGTTGAGTTCACTACGGAAGATGAGTTTGCACAAAAATTAGAGATGATTAAGGAATCTTATTTCCCATCTACAATTAAAGTTGCAGACAAACAAGAATTTTTGGATGAATCTGTACATGAAGATGAACCAGCACCAGCGAAGATTGCTGACGCTGAGATGAACATTTATGCACAAACAATTTCTAAAACTCTAAAAAAATAATAATAACTTAAAAGAAAAACTAAGGAGCTAAAGATGTATCTTTCAGAAGAACTACAATCTAAATGGCAACCAGTTTTGGAACATCCAGAACTAGACGCTATTAAAGACCCATACAAAAAGGCCGTAACTGCAATGGTTCTTGAGAACCAACAAAAGGCTATTCTTCAAGAGCGTATGCAATTGAACGAAACCGACAGTGGTCCTACTAACTTAACCGGTGGCGTTAAGAACTACGATCCAATTTTGATTTCATTGGTTCGCCGTGCTTTGCCTAACTTGATTGCTTATGATGTTGCTGGTGTTCAACCAATGACAGGCCCAACTGGTCTTATCTTCGCAATGCGTGCCCGTTACGACAACCAATCTGGTGACGAAGCATTCTTTAACGAAGCTAACACAGTATTCTCAGGTAATGTATCTACATCAAACCCATACGGTTTCGGCGGTACAGTTACAACTGATGCTAATACTAACCCAGCTGCATATGGTAACATTAACCAATCAGTAAACGGTTCTAACACATTCACATCTGGTATCGGTTTATCAACAGGTTCAGCAGAAACTCTTGGTGCTGACACTGGTATTCCTTTCCAACAAATGGCATTCTCAATTGAAAAAGTTTCTGTAACTGCTCAATCACGTGCTTTGAAAGCTGAATACTCATTAGAACTTGCTCAAGACTTGAAAGCTATCCATGGTTTGGATGCTGAAACAGAATTAAGCAACATTCTTTCAACAGAAATTCTTGCTGAAATTAACCGTGAAGTTATCCGTACTATCTACGCAGTTGCTAAAGCAGGTGCTCAATACGGTACACAAACTGCTGGTATTTTCAATCTTGACACAGACTCAAACGGTCGTTGGTCAGTTGAACGTTTCAAAGGTTTGATTTTCCAAATCGAACGTGATGCTAACGTAATTGCAAAACAAACTCGTAGAGGTAAAGGTAACGTGTTAATCGTTTCTTCAGACGTTGCTTCTGCTCTTGCTATGGCTGGTGTATTACAATATACTCCTGCTTTATCAGCAGACTTGCAAGTTGATGATACTGGTAACACATATGCTGGTCTATTACACGGTCGTATCAAAGTGTATATCGATCCATACTTCGGTGGTTACACATCAAACAACGAATTGGTAACAGTTGGTTATAAAGGTTCATCACCTTATGACGCTGGTATTTTCTACTGCCCATACGTACCTCTACAAATGGTTCGTGCAGTTGACCAATTCACATTCCAACCAAAAATCGGTTTCAAAACTCGTTACGGTATGGTTGCTAACCCATTTGCTGAAGGTATTTACAACTCAGCAACTGGTAACGGCCGTCTAGTTACACGTAGCAATGTTTACTACCGCATTTTCCAAGTTGCGAACTTGATGTAGTCAATAAAGTCAGCACTAAGACTGACAACTCTAAAGAGGCACTTCGGTGCCTCTTTTTTTATGCGTATAAATAGAGGACACAAGGAGATTTAACATGGCAGAACCAAACGGATTAACCAGACAACCACAGAATACTAGTTTACTTCAAACCACGAAGTATGTTTTTTCTATGCCTAGAATTAACAATGTACAATATTTTTGTCAAAAGGCTAATCTTCCAGGTGTGTCTTTACCAGAAATGCCAAGACCAACTTCTGTAGTTGACTTGTATGTACCTGGTAATAAAATGGTTTACAATCGTTTTGAGATTACATTTTTAATTGATGCTGACTTAAAAGCATGGACAGATATCCATGATTGGATGAGAGCGTTAACTACGCCAAAGAATAATGAAGAATATAAAAATCTTTGGAAAAGAGATACTGTTATTAATGCTAGACAGATGGCACAATATGCTGATGGTGTTCTCACTATTATGTCAGGCCTAAATAATCCTAAGTTCAGAGTTAAATATTGGAATATGTTTCCAGTTTCTCTATCAGATATTCAATTTAGTTCAACTGAATCGGCAGATGAAATTTTAACTGCAACCGCTGAATTCCGTTACGATTTATTTGATATTGAACCCTTGACATCAGCGTAAGTATTTGTTATAATTAGATAATTTGTTTTTGAAAGTATATTAATGGAAACACTTGACCAAATATTAGATTTATGGAAGAAACATTCTGAGATTGATATCACAGAACCATCTAAAGAAATCTTAAATATCCCAAAGATTCACAACACATTCCTGTCTATTATGACACGGCATCGTATTGCCGCTAAAAAGGCGATGTTCGATTACAGTAAAATGAAACGAACTAAATGGGAATACTATACAGGTAAAATGTCAGAAGAAGAATTAGCAGAATTTGGATGGGAACCATTCAGATACACACTCAAGTCTGACATTACCACCTACCTTGATTCTGATAAAGACTTAATTAAACTATTGGAAAAGAAGGCTTATTATGATGAATGTATTTCTCTATGTGAATCTATATTAAAAGAACTCAACAACCGTACATGGCAACTCCGTGAACACATGACACATGAAAGATTTATCCAAGGTGCCCGATAAAATTATTGTTTCAAAGGTAGATGAAGTCTACGCTAAATTAACATGTGAACGCCACATGGCTCAAGAAGTATCTGAGTATTTTACATTCATGGTGCCTGGTCACCAGTTTACTCCTGCCTTTAGAAACAGAATTTGGGATGGTAAGATAAGACTTTTTAATTTGTCCAAATCACAAATTTATCTAGGATTAATGTCCTATTTACAAATTTTCTGTGATGAAAGAGGTTATGAGTTAGAATATAATGTGTTGGACACAAATTTAACTGATGATTATCCTGTGTATCATGGTAAGAAGTTTGTTGAAGAATTACAAGTTCAATCACGTGGTGTTGATATTGAAGTCAGAGATTATCAATTGGATGCCTTTGTTGCTGGCATGAGAAATCGTAGACAACTTCTTTTATCTCCTACCGCTTCTGGTAAGTCTTTAATCATTTACATGTTTGTTAGACAATTCTTAAAGTATCAAAAACTTCGTGGTTTGATTATTGTTCCAACTACATCTTTGGTCGAACAATTATATTCTGATTTTCAAGATTATTCCACCAAGAATGGTTGGGATGTAGAAAAGAATGTTCATCGTGTATATCAAGGCCGTGATAAACAATCAGATAAAAATGTGGTGATATCAACATGGCAATCACTGTATACATTACCAAAAGAATACTTTGAACAGTATGATTTTATTATTGGTGACGAAGCGCATCTATTTAAAGCACAATCACTTACCACTATTATGACTTCTTTAATCAATACAAAATATCGTATTGGTTTAACAGGCACTTTAGATGGCACTAAGACACATAAACTTGTATTAGAAGGTTTATTTGGTCCTGTTCGTAAGGTAATCTCAACTAAAGAATTGATGGATGCCGGACAAGTGGCAGACTTAGAGATTAAATGTTTGGTTCTTAAACATGATGATGATATCTGTAAGCTAATGAAAAAGGCCAAATATCCAGAAGAAATTGAATACTTAATTTTCAATGAGCATCGTAATAAGTTTATTAAAAATCTTGCGCTAAGCCTTGAAGGGAACTCATTAATTTTGTATCAATATGTTGCCAAACACGGTGATTTACTGTATAATATGATATTAAATGCTGAGAAATTAGGAGATAGAAAAGTCTTCTATATTCATGGTAAAGTGGATGCGGAAGCTCGTGAAGAGATACGCAAAATTATGGAGACTGAAACAAATGCAATTGTGGTTGCTTCTTACGGTACCTTTAGTACTGGTATTAATATTCGTAATCTACATAATGTGGTCTTTGCATCGCCAAGTAAAAGTAGAGTTAGAAACCTACAAAGTATTGGTCGGGGACTTAGAAACGCTGATGGCAAAACAAAGGCAGTATTATATGACATTGCTGACGACCTCAGAAGTGGAGAACACACCAACTTTACCCTCAAGCATTTCACCGAAAGAGTGAAGATATATAATGAGGAGAGATTCTCATATAAGATATACAAAATTGGATTAAAACGATGAGTGAAGTTGAAATTAAAATGGAAGTTAAGATTATCAGATTAAAAACTGGTGAAGATATTATTGGATATGTGTATGATATTTCTGATTCTAAATTTACTATTAATAATCCAATGTTAATTGATGTTGATATTGATATGAAATCTAGCCAACAAGCATTTGTTATTAAATCTTGGATGCCTCATCAATTATATAAAAACAAAGAAGTATCTATCTGGACAAATGATATACTTTTCATTTCAGAACCTTCTGATGTTTTTGTTGAGTATTATGAAAAGATGATAAAGAAGATTGAACAGTATATAATTGCTGAACAGTTTATGGATGAAATGGAAGATGATGAATTATACTTGGCTATGAATGAATTGGATTCTGGTGTTCCTATCCATTAGGTGGTGGTTTTAATCATTTCATAGGCGACATAGTGGATTATACTCACTGTCAAGCGCTTTGTCAAGTAAATTATGGAAATATTATGGTAATAATGAGGAGTAAGCATGGCAACAACTAAAACACCCAAACCAAGGGCTAAAAAGAATTATATCAACAATGCAGATTTCATGGCGGCTTTGATTGCTTATAAAGAAGCAAAGAAGTTAAATGATGATGCACCAATACCAAATTACATTGGTGAATGTTTTATGAAGATTGCTGAAGGTTTATCGCATAAACCAAACTTCATTAATTACACATACCGAGATGAAATGATTGGAGACGGTATCGAAAACTGTCTAATGTATTTTGCCAATTTCAATCCAGAAAAATCAAACAATCCTTTTGCTTACTTTACGCAAATCATTTACTTTGCTTTCTTACGTAGAATTGCCAAAGAGAAAAAACAAACCTATGTTAAGTATAAAGCCACAGAACAGTTTGGCATCTTAGATGAATTTGAGATGATGGAAATGGAAGATGGGTCTACAAGGCAGTTTGAGATGTATGATAACCTTGCTGAATTTATTGACAATTTTGAAACAGGACAGAAAGAAAAGAAAAAGAAAGTAGCAATTAAGAAAAAAGGTCTTGAACATTTTATCGAGGAATAATTTATGGCTAGAAGAGCCCGACCACAACTTGTAGAAGAACCAGTATTACAAGTTCAACCAAAACCAGGTAATCATTTAAAGTTAAGAATTGATGATTTAAAAACATTTCAACCTTTAACAGAAAATCAAAAGAAATTCTTTGAGGCTTATAAACAAGGTGATTACTTTGTTGCCTTACATGGTGTAGCAGGAACAGGAAAAACATTCTGTGCCTTATATAAAGCTATTGAAGAAGTCTTGGACAAAGGTAATCCTTTTAATAAGATTATTGTTGTTCGTTCAGCAGTGCAATCACGTGAGATTGGCCATTTACCTGGCGATGTAAATGAGAAGATGGAAATCTATCAACAACCATATAGACAGATATGTGAGACCTTATTTGGTCGCAAAGATGCCTGGGATAGATTAGAAGAACAACATCACATAGAGTTCATCTCCACTTCTTTCATTCGAGGGATGTCCTTTGATGACGCAATCATCATTGTGGATGAAATGCAAAACTTGACATTTGAAGAGATTGATACAGTGATGACACGTGTTGGTTATCGTTCAAAGATTATTTGGTGTGGTGATTACCGTCAAACCGATTTGAATAAGAAAAAGAATGACATGTCTGGTATTCTTAAGTTCTTTGATATTGCTTTACATATGGGCGCTTTTACTAAGATTGAGTTTACTCCAGATGACATTGTTCGGTCATCGTTGGTAAAAGATTACATTATTGCCAAATTGAGATATGAAGATATGGAAATAGGGCTTGAACAAAACAAAAAATAGTGATATAATGTGTGTTATTAGTTTAATAGGAGTTTTAAATGGCTAAAGAAATTATGTTTGGTGTTGATGGTCGTCAGAAGATGGCCTTTGGTGTGAATGTGTTGGCAGATGCAGTTAAAGTGACCTTAGGTCCTAAAGGACGTAATGTTGTGTTAGACCGTCCTTTTGGTTCACCTCACATCACAAAAGATGGTGTGTCAGTTGCCAAAGAAATTGAATTGAAAGACCGTTTTGAGAACATGGGCGCTCAATTGGTTAAAGAAGTGGCATCTAAGACTGCTTCAGTTGCAGGCGACGGCACAACTACTGCTACTGTTCTTGCCCAAGCAATTATCCGTGAGGGTATGAAATCAGTAACCGCTGGTTGGAATCCTATGGACTTGAAACGTGGTATCGACAAAGCAGTTGATGCTGCTATTGCTGAATTGGCTAAGATTTCTAAACCTTGTGTGACAAGTAAAGAGATTGCTCAAGTCGGTTCTATCTCTGCTAACTCAGATGCTGAGATTGGCCAAATCATTGCTGAGGCAATGGACAAAGTAGGTAAAGAAGGTGTGATTACTGTTGAAGATGGAGCTGGTCGTGAAAATGAACTAGACATCGTTGAAGGCATGCAGTTTGACCGTGGTTATCTATCACCACACTTCATTACAGACCATGCCCGCCAGGTCTCTGCCTTTGACAATCCTTACGTACTTCTATATGACCGTAGAATCTCTGCTATTCGTGATTTGCTTCCTATTCTGGAACAAGTTAATAAGGCATCTGGTTCATTGGTAATTATTGCTGATGAAGTTGATGGTGAGGCATTGGCAACTCTAGTAGTTAATAAACTACGTGGCATTTTGAATGTATGTGCTGTTAAGATGCCTGGTTTTGGTGACCGTAAGAAAGCATTACTTGAAGACATTGGTGCCTTGATTGGTGGTGTTGTAGTTTCAGAAGAACTAAACATGAAACTTGAAGATGTTAAATTGGCAGACTTAGGTCGTGCTAAACGTGTTGAGATTGGTCGTGAGAACACTATTATTATTGATGGCCTTGGTACTTCAGAAGGTATCAATGCTCGTATTGATTTGATTAAATCTCAAGTTGAAGGTGCTACATCTGATTATGATAAAGAGAAACTACAAGAACGTCTTGCTAAGTTATCTGGTGGTGTTGCAGTAATTAAAGTTGGTGCTTCTACCGAAGTTGAGATGAAAGAGAAGAAAGACCGTGTGGAAGATGCCTTACACGCTACTCGTGCCGCAGTTGAAGAAGGTATTGTTCCAGGTGGTGGAGTTGCTTTAATCCGTACACGTGATGCTATTCGTGGTTTACATGGTGAGAACCGTGACCAAGATGTTGGTATCTCAATCGTGTTGGCAGCAATCGAAGAACCTTTGATTCAAATTGCTAAAAATGCTGGTGCTCAATACCAAGTAGTAATTAACAATATTCTTTCTGGTGAAGGCAATTATGGTTACAATGCCGCAACAGACGTTTATGGTGATATGTTAGATATGGGTGTTATTGACCCAACTAAAGTAACTCGTACCGCTCTACAAAATGCCGCTTCAGTTGCTGGTTTAATTCTTACAACAGAATGTATGATTGCTGAAGAACCAAGTGATGATGCTGGTATGCCTGCAATGCCAGGTATGGGCATGTAATATGGGACTAGAATTTAATGAGGAGAATTTAAAAAAAGTATCTAAATTAATTAAAGACAATTTAACACCTGATTTATTGCCAAAGAAATGGGTTGGTAGAAATAGTACCAACCCAACATTTGGTCATTGTCATAATGCCGCAGGATGTCTATATAAGATATTTGGTGTTAAGAATCTAAAGATGTATCGTGGTTTAGATGATGAAGGCATCTACCACTGGTGGGCTCAAGACAAAGAAGGAAATATCATTGATTTGACTTCTGAACAATATACAACAACCGGTAGGACCCCGCCTTATGATAAAGGTGAAAAGGCGGGCATGTTAGGTTTTGATTATCGTAAACGTGTTGAAACATTATTTGAGAGAGTGAATTCTTTATTATGAAAGTAGCAATTATTACCGACCAGCATTTCGGCGCACGAAATGACTCGTTACATTTTATCAATTTCTATGATAAATTCTATACTAATACCTTTTTCCCTAAACTAGAGGAAAAAGGTATTAAACATGTTTTAATCCTCGGTGATACTTTTGACCGTAGGAAATATGTTAACTTCTTTTCATTGAAACGTGCTAAAGAAATGTTCTTTGATAAACTTCAGGCAATGGATATCAAAGTAGACATGTTAGCAGGTAACCATGATACTTATTTTAAAAACACAAATGATGTAAACTCGGTGGATTTGTTATTGAAAGAATATAACAATATTAATGTTATTGATTCTCCAACAACAATCCAAGTTGATGACACACCTATCTGTATGATGCCTTGGATTTGTCCAGAGAATTATGAAGATAGTATGAATATGATAAAGGATACAAATGCTCAAATCTGCATGGGTCACTTTGAAATCGAAGGCTTTCAAGTTTTTCGTGGAGTCCAATCCCATGAAGGTCTGTCTAGCGATATCTTTAATAAGTTTGATTTGGTTTTCTCCGGTCATTATCATCATAAATCTAATGCTGGCAACATACATTACCTCGGCAACCCATATGAATTAACTTGGTCAGATTACCAGGATTCTCGTGGTTTCCATTTGTTTGATTTAGACACACGTGAGTTGGAATTTATTCAAAATCCATATTCAATGTTCTATAAGATTACATATGATGACACCACACCAAATGCTATCTCAGATATCTCAAATATGGATTTAACACAATACAAAGATACGTTTATCAAGGTGATTGTGGTTAATAAAACTAATCCTTATCTGTTTGATTTGTTTATGAGTAACCTATATAAACAGAATCCAATTGATGTATCCATTGTTGAAGATAATTTAGACTTGACAGAAGGCTTAGAATCAGATATAATCTCTGATGCTGAAGACACATTAACTATTTTGAACAAGTATGTGGATAATCTTCAAGTACAGGATTTAGATGGCAACAAATTAAAAACCATTCTAAAAGAACTTTATGTAGAAGCTTTGAACTTAGAAACTATATGATTACATTTGAAAAATTAAGATGGCGCAACTTTTTAAGCACTGGCAATTTTAATACCGAACTACAATTAAATCGTTCAAATAATACGTTAGTTATTGGCACCAATGGTGCTGGTAAATCAACAATGTTGGATGCTTTGTGTTTTGTATTGTTTGGTAAACCATTCCGTAAAATCAATAAACCACAACTAGTCAACTCAATCAATGAGAAAGACTGTGTTGTGGAGATTGAATTTTCTATTGGTGAAAAGAAATACAAAGTAATTCGTGGCATCAAACCTAATATCTTTGAAATCTATTGTAATGATAAGATGGTTAACCAAGATGCTAAGATGAAGGATTACCAAGAACACCTGGAGAAATTAATTCTTAAATTAAACTTTAAGACATTTACTCAAGTGGTTATCTTAGGGTCTGCTTCGTTTGTTCCTTTCATGCAGTTATCTCCGTCAGACCGTAGAACTATTATTGAAGACTTATTGGATATTGAAATCTTCTCAACAATGAATGTGTTGTTGAAACAACGCCTGTCTGCTAATAAAGATAACATTACCACAAGTAAGAATGGTATGGAACTGTTGGCTGAAAAGATTAAACTTCAAAAAGAAAACATCGAGTTACACAAGAAGAATAGCGAAGAAGAGATTGAAAAGAAACGACAAGATGTGGCTAACAATGAAATTCAAGCCATTACTATTGCCGATGAAATTGCAACTATTAATAATACGGTTGCCGAATTAACTAACTCAATTGTCAGTTACGATGTGGTTCAAAAGAAGAGTGTTAAGTTATCTCAACTTGAATCTCAAATGGAAACTCGTGTTAAGAAATTAGAAAAAGATATTTCATTCTTCCATGATAATGATAATTGTCCAACATGTAAACAAGGTATCGAACATGACTTTAAAACTGGCCAAATTACCACATTATCAACAACAAAAGCAGAAGTAGAAACTGGATTAGTTGAAATCAATAAGCAAATCCAAGAAGTTAATGATGAATTGAATTTGATTTCCAATGTGAATAAAGAAATCACTAATCACAATTTAGAAGCTGCCAAGAAGTGGGCAACATTACAATCTATCCACAAGTATGTTAAAAACCTTGAGGCTGAAATTACTGAGTTGGAACAAAAGAAAGACAACATTGAGAATAACAATGAACATCTTAAAGAGTTAAAAGACCAACTAGGTAAAGCGGTGGACATCCAGAAAGAGTTAATTACTGAGAAGCAATACTTCGACTTTGCTAGTGGAATGTTAAAGGATTCTGGCATTAAAACTAGGATTATTAAACAATATCTACCTATTATGAACAAGTTGATTAATAAGTATTTGTCTTCAATGAACTTCTTTGTTAACTTTAACATTGATGAAAATTTTGAAGAAACCATCAAGTCAAGATACCGAGATGCTTTCAGTTACTACAACTTCTCAGAAGGCGAAAAGTTCCGTATTGATGTGGCATTATTGTTGACATGGAGACAGATTGCTAGATTGAAGAATTCAGTTAACACAAACTTGTTAATCTTGGATGAAGTGTTTGATAGTAGTTTAGATACTGGTGGTACAGATGAGTTTATGAAGTTGATTTATGATTTAGGAGTTGATACCAATGTATTTGTTATCAGTCATAAGGGTGACCAATTATTTGACAAGTTCCGTTCAGTAATTCGGTTTGAAAAGAAAAACAATTTTAGTCAGGTGGCAAAATGAGCGATGAAATTATATTAGATACCAAGGAATTAGCCAAGGTACAACCATCAAAAGTGGATATTCCTACTTTTAATTTATTACCAGAGGGTTCTCCTTCTCTTAGTGAATCTTTACCAGAATTTGATTTTGCAAATCCACCAACTAACCCAACGGCCTTTGCCTCATCATTAGTTGAAACATGTATTAAAAACCGCGGTTTAGGATTATCTGCCAATCAATGTGGTTTTCCATATCGTGTATTTGTAGCAGGCGCTGAAGATAACTATGTAGCATATTTTAATCCTAAAGTAATTAGTATGTCGCAAGAAGAAACATTAGGTGATGAAGGTTGTTTGTCTTTTCCTAATTTGTTTTTAAAAGTATATCGTCCTAATTGGGTTAAAATTGAATACCAAGATTTCAATGGTGAAAAACACACAGAACAATTTGAGGGTTTGACTGCTAGAGTCTTGTTACATGAGATTGACCATATGAACGGCATTACTTTTAATCATCGTACAAAACCTATGGCTTTAAAAAGTGGTCTTGACAAACGTGATAAATTAATGTATCGTATTGAACGTGCAGCAAAAGCAATGAAAAAAGCAACAGCATATAATGCAGAATTTAACCGAGTTTCATCGGGACAACAAGTGACTTCTAACAAACCTGCTAGAAAATCAGCTGGTCGTGGTAGATAAAAGGATAATGAATGGCAACGCCAATTGAATATGTAGAAAAACAATGGGAAGAATGGCAGGCGGCAAATCCGCCTGTTTCGGAAGAGTGTAGATTATCGGAAGATAAGTTGAAAGAACAACTAATCTCCGATTTAACTTATGCTTCAGGCATGGATGTTAAAGAATATACTTTATACCAAAAATGGTTAGAAGTTAAAGAAAGATATCCAACGGAAACCATTTCAACATTGTTTGGTGAAGAAGAGCAGATGGTCAATAAAGACCATGAAAAAATCATCAAAACAGTTAAACAAAACTTTTGGATGCCAGAAGGTCCAGATGATTATGAAAAATTAAAACCAAAACTAGTTTTATCTAATGGAGATTTAGCGGAAACGTGGAATGCCATTAGAACTTTCTCGTCAACGATGATTAACAATTCAAACATTGGTCGTAATTTGTTTTACACCATCGTTGATGAGGTGACAGGAAAATATCTAGGAGTAATTTGTATATCATCAGACTTCCTAGATTTGACTCCACGTGATAATGCTATTGGTTGGTCACGTGATGTTAAGACACAACAAGGTATGATTAACCATACAGCAATTGGTTCAACAATTGTTCCATTACAACCACTTGGTTATAATTACATGGGTGGCAAGTTGCTTGCTTTACTATGTTTAGCAGACCAAGTACAAGATGATTGGCACAATCGTTACGGTGACCCGTTGGTTGCTATTACCACGACATCCTTGTATGGTAAAACAAAGGCCAATGGATTATCTCAGTATGATGGATTAACTCATTGGAATAAGATGGGTTTCTCTTCTGGTTCTGTTGCTTTCCAACCAATGAGACCAACACGTAACTTAGTATTCCAATGGATTAAAGAGAACTATCCACGTAAATACTTTGAATGGTGGGAAGCAAAGAATACACAAGGACTTCCATTGAAACGTGACCACAAGAATCGTTCACTTGGTTTTGCCTATTCTAAATTAAAAATTGATAAAGATTTAACTCGTACAGAACACCAACGTGGTATTTACTTTGCTCCACTTTATGATGATGCTTATGAGTTCTTACGCAAAGAGAAACCATTTAGAGATTTGACTAAGAGTTTCGATACAAGCACTGAGGCATTGACCAATATTTGGAAGAAAGATTATGCCAAAGGTCGTATTTCAATGTTAAAGAAAAAGAATACTGTGTCGTATGAGAATTTGTTCTATGATGATTTAATCTATTTGACATGGGAACAAACAAAAGAGAAATATTTACCGCAAGTTGGGCGATAATCGCTTGACAAGTAGCATAGATATAATGTATACTGTTATTATTAATTGATTGAGGAATATTATGGAAATTAAAATTTCAAAAGAAGATTTACAAAAGAAAAGTCTTTTCGTTGCTACCCCAATGTATGGCGGTGTTTGTCATGGTCTCTATATGAAGGCCTGTTTAGATTTACAAGGTCTGCTAGCACAATATGGAGTTCAAGTTAAGTTCTCCTTTCTATTTAATGAATCATTAATTACCCGAGCAAGAAATTATTTGGTTGATGAATTCTATCATCGTTCAGATTGCACTCACATGTTATTCTTGGACTCAGACGTTCATTTTAATCCACAAGATGTAATTGCTATGTTGGCTTTGGATAAAGATGTTATTGGTGGTCCATATCCTAAGAAAGCAATCAAATGGAAAAACATTCTGACTGCTATCAAAAAGAATCCAGATATCTCTGTTAATGACTTAGAAAAACTTGCTGGTGACTTTGTATTTAATCCAGTTAAAGGCACGGCACAGTTCTCTATCGCTGACCCATTGGAAGTTTTAGAAATTGGTACTGGCTTTATGATGATTAAACGTCAAGTGCTTGAGAAAATGGAACAAGCATATCCAATGATTAGATATAAACCAGACCATGTAGGTCAAGCAAATTTTGATGGTACACGATATATCCATGCTTTCTTTGACACAGTAATTGACTCTACAGATAGTATTACTGGTGGTGGTTCTGACCGTTATCTTTCAGAAGATTATATGTTCTGTCAGATGTGGCGTAAGATTGGTGGCCAAATTTGGTTATGTCCATGGATGAGAACTGCTCACATTGGTACATATCATTTCCAAGGTGATATGCCAGCGATTGCTAACTTTGTTGGAGAAATGTAATTGATTATTGGTTTAGTTGGTTTTATTGGTGCCGGCAAAGGGACTGTAGGTGAATTACTTCGCCTACATGCTTACAAACAGATGTCCTTTGCTGGTGCTTTAAAAGATACTGCATCTATTATGTTTGGATGGGACCGTGATTTACTTGAAGGTGATACAGTTGAATCTAGGGTATTCCGTGAAACAAAAGATGAGTTTTGGTCTTCTCGCTTTGGTTATGATTTTTCTCCTCGCCTGGCACTTCAACGGTTGGGCACCGAAGCCGGTCGTGATGTTTTTCATCAAGACATTTGGATTTATGCTTTAGAAAATCGTATTAAGAAATTACCTAAAGTGGTAATTACTGACACACGTTTTCCTAATGAGATTGAGTTTATTCGCTCTCAAGGCGGAGTAATTGTTGAAGTAAAACGTGGAGAAAGGCCTGAATGGTATGAGATAGCTGAACAACAAAATCAGCGAGCTCAACCAGACAAACCAATTAATAATTTGATGGCATTACATCATCCAGATATTCACGTATCTGAGTGGGCATGGATTGGCCAAAAGATTGATTTTACTATCAACAATAGTGGTACGTTAAGTGATTTGAAAAAAGGTGTCGAAAACTTATTGACACTGATTGAAATTCGTGATAATATTAATATGTTACATAATGATGAAGGAGTAGTAAATGAAGTTTTCGCCTAAAACAATCGATGTGTTGAAAAATTTCTCAACCATCAATCCAGGTTTGTTGTTCAAAACAGGCAGTACAATCTGTACAATGTCACCACAAAAGAATATTCTATGTGAAGCAGTTGTAGAGGATTCATTCCCACAAGACTTTGGTGTCCATGATTTGAATAATTTCTTGTCTGTGTTATCACTAAACAAAGACCCCGAAATTGATTTTGATGGTAAAAATGCCGTCATCAAGTTCTTAAATGGTCGTTCAAAAATTAAATATCGCTTTACTGAAGCGTCAATGATTGTATCTCCACCAGAAAAGAAGATTACACTTCCATCAGTAGATGTGTCTTTTGCTTTAACTGAAGAAGATTATGGTTGGATTCAAAAGACGGCAGCAATCTTACGTTCACCTAACGTAGCAGTTGTTGGCAATGGCACATCAGTTGAACTATTGACTTTTGATTCTGCTGATGATTCTGCACCGACAAACGCAGTTGACATTGGTTTAACCACAGACAAAAACTTCAAATTGATTTTCAAAACTGAAAACTTGAAGATGGTTCCTGGGGCTTATGCTGTTGATATTTCTTCAAAAGGTATTGCTCACTTTAAGAATACTAAAGAAAACATTCAGTATTGGATTGCAACAGAAGCTGGTTCATCATTCGAGGGTTAATATGGCACTAAAATACTTTACAAATCAATATGAAGGCAATGCGGATAATTCTATTGCTATTAATTCAGACCATGTGGTTTCTGTTTATGCTTCAGAATTGGAAGTATCAGCAAATGCTAAAATCAAGGTCACAACCATTTATTGTTTAAATGGTACCGCTTTTAATGTTACTGATAGATATATGGATGTTGTTGCTAGATTAAATGAGAAAGATTAGATTATGAGTACACAAGTTAATACAATTTTTGGTGATTTTAAAGATGATGATTTAAAAATTATCCGTGATGCTATTGAAGAAATCTCAGTTCATTATCAAAAGATTGCAGCTGAAAACGGTGACATTAAAGATATCGTTGGTTCAGTATATGACCAATACAAAATCCCTAAAAAGATTATTAAACGATTGGCTAAAGTCCATTACAAACAATCTTTCAGTCAACAAGTGGTTGAAGATAAAGAGTTTGAGGCATTATATGTTGGTGTGACAGAAGTAAAATAGTTACTGAGCAGTAACTTTTATTGATAAACCGCTCAGTTTTAACAGAAATGTTACTGAGCGGTAACTTTTATTATGAGGTGTATATGAGTGAACAAATTCTTTGGACCGAGAAATATCGTCCTAAAAAAGTCGATGATTGTATTCTACATGATTCAATTAAAACAACCTTTCAAGAATATGTTAAGAAAGGTGAAATTCCAAATCTATTATTAGCTGGTTCAGCTGGTGTAGGCAAAACAACAATTGCCAAGGCTTTATGTAATGAAGTTGGTTGTGATTTCATTGTTATCAATGGTTCTGACGAGAGTGGTATTGATGTTCTTCGTAACAAGATTAAGAACTATGCCTCTTCTGTATCCTTGTCTGGTGGACGTAAAGTTATCATCATTGATGAGGCAGACTATCTAAATCCTAATTCAACTCAACCGGCATTACGTGGCGCAATAGAAGAGTTCTCAAGTAATTGCTCTTTCATCTTTACTTGTAACTTTAAAAACCGTATCATCGAACCATTACACTCACGTTGTACGGTAATTGATTTCAAAACTAATGGACTAAAAGCCAAACTAGCATCTCAATTCTTTAAACGTGTTGAATGGATTCTTGAGCAAGAGAATGTTACTTATGATAAAGATGTGGTCGCCACAATCATCACCAAGCACTTTCCAGACAACCGTAGAATCTTAAATGAACTACAACGATATTCTGCTTCAGGTACAATTGATAAAGGTATCCTGGCTAACGTATCTGAGATTTCATTATCCAATTTGGTTAAGACAATCAAAGAAAAAGACTTTACTGGTATGCGTAAATGGGTTACTCAGAACTTAGATAACGACCCTGTACGTATCTATCGTAAAATCTATGATGGACTATATGACAATCTTAAACCAGATTCTATTCCACAAGCAGTGTTAATCTTGGCTCGATATCAGTATCAAGCGGCTTTCGTGGCAGACCAAGAGATTAACCTTGTTGCTTGCCTGACAGAATTTATGGTTGAGTTGGAGTTTAAATAAGATGGCTGACCTATTTAAAGAGGTCATTCCTGCCATCTTACAGACCAAAAAGAATGTGTTAGTAGATGAACAAGATGTCAAGAAATACGATGCCTTTATTGTTAATAAAGCTCTATCCTTTCACGTAGATTGCATACTCCACGCAAACGAAATGAATAAATTCTGTGGTTTAGATAATGACCTACAGTTCCAATATTATCTAAATACCATAAGGTCAATGAAGCGGAAATACCAACCGTGGCAAAAGGCTGAAGTTGATAAGGATTTAGAGCCTATTAAAGAGTATTTTGGTTTCTCAAATGAGAAGGCTAAACAAGCTCTCAGAGTTCTAAACGATGAACAAATCACTTTAATAAAAGAAAAAACAAATAAAGGTGGAGTGACCAAATAATGATTCGTATAGAAGACATGGTTGAAGTGACTTTGGATAAGAAAGATGATTTCTTAAAGGTCAAAGAAACCCTTACCCGCATTGGATTGGCATCAAAAAAGGATAATACTTTATACCAATCATGCCACATTTTGCACAAACAAGGCAAGTATTACATCGTTCATTTTAAAGAACTATTTGCTTTGGATGGAAAACCATCAGACATTTCTGAGAATGATATTGCTCGTAGAAATACTATTACTAATTTATTGGATGAATGGGACTTGGTTGACATTGTAAGACCAGAACAAACAGTCGAACCTATTGTTTCATTATCACAAGTTAAAATTATTCCTTTCAAAGAAAAGAATGATTGGAATTTAGTTTCTAAATATAATATTGGCAAGAAACCAAATACAACAAATTACGCAGACTAAGTTAATGATTTTCTCTATGACATTCCTATTGACGGGGTGTAAATAAAGGTGTAGGATGTAATCTCATTCAATAACTTTAGGAGAAATATTATGTGGACAAAACCAGCTGCTACTGAAATGCGTTTCGGTTTCGAAGTAACAATGTACGTAATGAATAAATAGTTATACAATGTTTAAACAACCTCTCACATCCGGTCTTCAGAGTCGGTGTTGTCAAGTCGTTTAAACTCCGGTATTAACGCCTAGGACCGTTAATCAGGTGGGGATAACCTGTCAAACCCCAATTTGCTTTATAAATAAAGAGTACATGCCTTCGGGGTGTATAATTTTTGAAAACTTGCTTAATTTTAAGGAGAAAAACATGACTAATCCATACCGTTCACTATTACCTTCCACAATTGGTTTCGATAGACTACTATCAACATTCGATGAGCTCAATGAAGCTATTACCGAAAAGAGACCAACATATCCGCCATACAACATCTATAAAGTAGATGATACGCATTACAAAATTCAAATTGCAGTTGCTGGGTTCAGTCGAGATGAATTACAAATTACCTTTGAAGGTAATAAAGTAATTGTTATTGGCCAAAAAGATAATTCTAATTTTATAGAACCAAAATATATATATAAAGGTATTGCTACCAGAGACTTTCAACACACATTTACATTAGCTGAAACAGTTATTGTAGGGTCGGCTGAATTTGTTGATGGAATACTTGAAATTGCTTTGAAAAATATTATTCCTGAGGAAAAGAAATCTCGTTTAATAGAAATCAAATAATTTGAAAAGCGGGAGAAATCCCGCTTGACAAAGCATATATAATGTAGTATAATCCTTTTTAGAGATTGAGATATGGCTAAAGCAAAGAAATCAAAACCAAAGAGTAAAAACTGGTACGGTTCACAACTAATGGAAAAGATTAAAGTAAAGCCTAAAAAATAAGTTTAAATGCGGCGTGTAATAGTACGATTTGAAGTTCCCCTTCAAATTATCTGAGCATAGCAGGACGCCGCTCCAAATGCGGGTTTAGTTTAATGGTAAAACTAGAGGTTTCCAACCTTTCGTTCTCAGTTCGATTCTGAGAATCCGCTCCAAACAATCGCAGGTTAGAGTTCTGGCGAACTCACCGGTCTCATAAGCCGGACTAAGGTATGGTTCGATTCCTACACCTGCAACCAATACAGGTTATTATGAAACATCCAGAGCGTGATACAATTTGGTGGTTTATGAGAATTGTGGAAATGATTACCTGTATTCATATCATGGCCAATTTTTGGCTAACTCACTTTATTAAATAGATAAATATAGAATAGTCTTTAATGGGTGTTCAAATGAAATCTTTAAATCAATTCAAACTAACGAATAAGAAATATAAGAAACATGTAGTATTCAATGGTCGTATTCTTATTCTAGGCTATGGTTCAGTTGGCCAAGCAATTCTTCCTGTAATTATCAAACATATCGGTTTAGATTTAAACAAGATTACAGTATTAGAAAAAGACAATCACAAAAAACTATTTGACGAGCGCCATGGTGGGTCTGGTATCAAATATGTTCGTAAAGAAATCTTACCTGACAATTACAAAGCAGAGTTAAAGAAGTATGTTGGCCACGGTGACCTTATTATCAATGCTTCATTGAACATTCAAGCATTAGCACTATTAGAATGGTGTGCTGAGAATGGTGTGATGCAGATTGATACATCACTAGAACGTTGGGGTCACGACCAAGATGAAACAATCCCTAAATTATCAGATAGAACATTGTATCACACTCACAATGAAGTCCGTGAAGCAATGAAGAAATATCCAGGTTGTGCGACACTAGCTGTTACACACGGTGCTAATCCAGGTTATGTTAACCATCTAACTAAACGTGCATTGTTAAATCTAGCAGACGAGAAGAAAGAAAAAGTACAAGTTCCAACCTCACGTGAGGAATGGGCTCAACTAATGAAGTCATTGGGTGTTAAAGTAGTTCATATTGCTGAACGTGACACACAAATTGTGGATGACCCTAAACTTAAAAACGAATTTGTTAATACATGGTCAGTTGAGGGCTTTTGGGCAGAAGGACGAGCACCATCTGAAATGGGATGGGGCACACATGAAGAAGAGCATCCAGAAGAGGGCGAATCTCAAGGTACGGCAGCATTCCTATATAAACCAGGCGTAACAGTAATGATGCGTTCATGGGTACCAAATGGCGGACAATATAACGGATTCTGTGTACAACATTCAGAGTCAGTAACCATCAGTCAATACTTTGAAACAGAAGATGGTAAATTTAGACCATCAGTTTATTACGTTTATCATCCATGTGATTCAGCCATTGTATCTTTACATGAAATGCGTGGTAAAGAATTGGACATGCAGAAGAAACAACGTATTGCTAAGAATGAAATTATTGCTGGTATGGATGAACTTGGTGTTCTTTTGATTGGTGATGACTTTGCTTTCTGGCATGGTTCACAAATGAATATTGACCACGCTCGTAAGTTGGTGCCAGGTGAAAATGCAACATCAATGCAAGTCGCCGGTTCTATGTTAGGTGCTATTGTTTGGATGATTAAACATCCATATAATGGTTATACAGAACCAGAAGATATCCCATTCAGAGAAATCTTAGAAGTTGGTGATATGTATTGGGAACCTTTAGTAAGTGTCCTATCTAATTGGACACCAAACAAAGATGTAAATAGTTTATTCTACCGTGAATTTGATTCTAAGAACCCTTGTAAATTTGAGAACTTTAGAGTTTGGACTTAAATAATGTTTGTTTTGCCATGTAAATATGTTGAAGGGTGTTTGATTGAAGATAGTGTTAAAGCTATCAGAGAACTACACCCTTTAGAAACTATATTAGTTGTTGATTCTGATTCCACCGATAAATCATATTATGAAAAACTAAAACCGTATAATGTCATAATTGCCGACATCGCTAATAAAAATTACGAGTCTGGTGCATTTTGGTATGCAGTTGAAAATTATGTTGAACCATATTATGTTGTTATTCAAGATTCAGTAATTCTCAAACAACACTTACATAAGTACCTACATGATTTTGAGCAATTCTATTGTTTTATCAATTTCAATGAAAACACTTTACACCATCATATGCAAGACCAAACAGGAAGTTTTGGTTTTGTAACACGTATCAATGAGATGCTTGGTGGATTTGATAAAGTGTCATACCATGATAATCTAAATTTCACTGGTGTGTTTGGTCCTAGTTTTATTATTAAACGACCAATGGTTGACTTGATGTTGAAAAATAGATTAAATGAAACCTTGTTACCAGAGAATAAATTTGACCATCAGATTACAGAACGAATTTATGGTTTGGTGGCAAAACAATGTGGTGTTGATGTTGAGAAGAATACAATCTTGGGTAATTTACATCAACTAAAATCAACAAACATGCAAGGTGAAGTGTTGGTTACCGACTTGCTAAATAAGGTATGGTTCGCAAATAAAAGACAATAGATTATGAATAAATTGGTTATTTTTGACCTCGATGGGGTTTTGATTGATTCACGTGACTTACATTTCAACGCTTTAAACAAAGCACTCCACAAAGTCACACATGGTTACAACTACAATATATCTTACGAAGAACATCTGGCTAAGTATGATGGGTTAAACACCACCAAAAAATTACAAATGTTGACCGATGAAAAAGGTTTACATACTGATTTTTATAATGATATTTGGCAAGAGAAACAAAATGCCACACTTGAATTAATTCCTGATTGTCCAAAGAATCCTTCAATTGCATATATCGTCACACAATTAAAAATCAAAGGTTGGAAGATTGCTGTTGCTTCTAATAGCATCAGAGAAACCGTTAGAGTTTCGTTGGCTAATCTTGGTATATTAAATTTTGTGGATTATTATGTGTCGAATGAAGATGTAAGATATCCTAAACCATTTCCAGAAATGTATTGGAAATGTATGTCAGCACTTAAAGTATTACCTAAAGATACCATCATTGTGGAAGACTCACATATTGGAAGAGAAGGTGCCATTAATTCTGGTGCTCACTTATATCCTGTCAAAGATGCTTATGAGTTGAATGGTGTTACTTTTTTAAATTATGTTAAACAATTTGACATGTGTAATAATGTTAATGTACCATGGAGAGATAGTAAGATGAATGTATTGATTCCTATGGCTGGTGCTGGTTCACGTTTCACGGCAGCTGGTTATACTTTTCCAAAACCATTGATTGAAGTTGATGGTAAACCAATGATTCAAGTTGTGGTTGAAAACTTAAACATTGAGGCTAATTTTATATTCTTGGTTCAAAAAGAACACTATGAGAAATACAATTTAAAATACTTACTTAATCTAATTGCACCTAATTGCAAGATTGTACAAGTTGATGGTATTACAGACGGTGCCGCTAGAACTACTTTACTTGCTAAAGAGTTTATTGATAATGACCAACCTTTGTTGATGGCCAATTCAGACCAATACTTGGAATGGAATTCAAATGAGGTGTTATATGCTTTCAATGCCGATGACATCGATGGTGGAATTGTAACATTTAAAGCAACACATCCAAAATGGTCGTTTGCTAAATTGGATGCTGATGGTTTTGTTGAAGAAGTAGCAGAGAAGAAACCAATCTCAGACAATGCTACTGTTGGTGTGTATTATTGGAAGAAAGGTTCTGACTACGTTAAGTATGCGGAACAAATGATTGAAAAAGATATTAGAACAAACAATGAGTTTTATGTTTGTCCTGTATTCAATGAGGCGATTGGTGATGGCAAGAAAATTCGTGCCAAGTCTATTGAAAAGATGTGGGGTATTGGTACTCCAGAAGATTTAAATTATTTCTTAGAAAATCGCTAAAATATTTTAAAATAAATGCAAAAAGTGCTTGACAAAAGCATATATACCTATTATAATAAGCACATATTGAAATTAACGAGAAAACTTTAAATGATATTAAACATGATTAAACCGACAACGAAACAGGCGCTAACTGCTTTACGCAGTGAGTTCGGCTTTGCTTCGATTGTGGCCTCATGGGATTATAATCATAACAAAGGCTCGGGTATGTGAAATTAGTAGGAATTAGTAGTACACACACAAACCCGAGACCTAAAAAATCTCGGGTTTTTTGTTTTTAGTAGTATCGTTCTTTATACAATTTAGATGTTATATACTCCGTTCGACAAACGGTTTAAGTCATCACCCTTTCAAGGTGAAGTTACGGGTTCGAATCCCGTACGGAGTACCATATAAAAATACTTTGGATGAGGGGGAATTGGTATACCCCGACGGATTGGAAAGTGTATGCTTAAATCTTTCTGAAAAATCCGTAGCATTGTCTAGGTTCGAGTCCTAGTCTAGAGTATTTTTATATGGTAATGGGTGGTAGGTCATAATGGTATGACACCTGACTGTAAATCAGACGCCTCTGGCATAGTAGGTTCGATTCCTACACCACCCACCAAGTTTTATGGCCGTTAAATCGAAAAGTTCAGATACTACTCTTTGAAAGTAGGTAAGTTGGAGCATTACCAACAACGGCTGCCAAGTTTTAAATGGAGGGTTATCTAACCTGGGATGTTAGCGGTGCCTTGAAAGCATCTGGAGCCGAAAGGCCAAGAGTTCGATTCTGCTATCCCTCCGCCAGTTTTATTTTGGAAGAAAGCTATGACATTAAGTATTCGAGGTTAGGAGAGCATAGCAAACCGTCCAATGGAAGTTTATCTAGTCTGGGAAACTAGCGATGTTTGCTAAACATTAGGAGCTAACAAGCCGAGGGTTCGATTCCCTAAACTTCCGCCAATGCCCTTGTGACGAAATTGGCAAACGTGTCGGTCTTAGAAACCGAATTTTGTGGGTTCGACTCCCACTGAGGGCACCAAGTTTTATTGTGTACGACTTCTCTAGGTGAGAAGGCTTGACTGTTAATCAAGATGCGCTAGGTTCGAATCCTAGGTACACAGCCAGTTTTATCTCTGTGTGGGCCAAAGGTTGGTCACTCGTTTTGGGGGCGAGACAATGTAGGTTCGAGTCCTACCATAGAGACCAGTTATTGGGCTTTGATTGAGCTGGGGTTCTTGTCTGCTTTGCAAGCAGATATCGGTGGGTTCGATTCCCACAAGGTCCACCAAGGATTGCGGATATAGTTTAACGGTAAAATCAGACTTTGCCAAAGTTTAGTCACGAGTTCGACTCTCGTTATCCGCTCCAAGTTTTACTCGGTTAGCTCAGTTGGTAGCAGCGGTCTCCTTACAAGTGACAGGTCGTAAGTTCGAACCTTACACCGAGTACCAGTTTTGCCCCTTTCGTATAACGGCTATTACGCCTGTTTTGTAATCAGGTCATCACGGTTCGATTCCGTGTAGGGGCTCCAAGTTTTATGACCCGTTGATATAACGGCTATTATGTCTGCCTGTCTAGCAGAATACAGGGGTTCAACTCCCCTACGGGTCGCCAAGTTTCTGCCCTCTTAGCACAACGGATTAGTGCATCGGTTTACGAAGCCGCAGGTTGGGAGTTCAAATCTCTCAGAGGGTGCCAGGTTTAATGCTCGGGTAGTTCAACGGTTCAGAACAGACGACCGATAATCGTCAAATGAGAGTTCGATTCTCTCTCCGAGTACCAAGTTTTAATAGGACTCAGGTATATGTGGTCAGTACGTGGCGCTGAAGACGCTGAGGACTCGGTTCGATTCCGAGGGGTCCTACCAATGTGTAAGTGGCCGAATGATTAGGCGTCAGTCTGCAAAACTGTTTAATGTGGGTTTGATTCCCATCTTACACTCCAAGTTTTATCCCGGTGTAGTGTAGCGGTAGCACAAGAGCTTCCAAACCTCTTGGTGGGGGTTCAACTCCCTCCGCCGGGCCCAATGGTGTCATTAATGTAGTGGCTAGCATATTAGACTGTGAATCTGATAGGACGAGTTCAAATCTCGTATGACACCCCAAGTATTTGGAAATATAGCATAGGGGCTTAATGCACCTCCTTCATACGGAGACTATCCTAGGTTCAAATCCTAGTATTTCCACCAAAGTTTTAATCTAGAAAAAGTATGGTGTTTTTCTAGAAATGCGATTGTGGTGAAATTGGCAAACACATCTGTCTTAAGAACAGACGCTTCGGCTTGAGGGTTCGACTCCCTCCTTTCGCACCAATGGGAGTATAGTATAATGGTTCTATTACATCCGGCTTTTAACCGGTCAATCTGAGTTCGATTCTCAGTGCTCCTACCAAACATATATAATATAACATCTAATTTTTATTGGAAATAATTATGGAAACTAGAATTTTAGGATTAGACATCTCAGGTAACCCTTTCAAATGGCTTACTATGGAAGAAGCGGTACACTATTACGCTACTGACAAAGTTGTTTGGGATATTGGTGAAGAACTTGATACTTACCATGGTGGTATCGGTAAAGATGGCAATCGTTCTGTAATTGTTGCCAAATCAATCATCGCTATTCGTGGCGAAACTAAACGCAGATATGATAGAGAAACAATTAACACTCACGGTAACTACTTGTTATTCCGTAGAGACCATCATATTTGTGCTTTCTGTGGTGACGAATTTGATGCTAGTAAATTGACAAGAGACCATGTACATCCAAGAAGTCGTGGTGGTTCTAACGATTGGGTCAACTCTGTGACTGCCTGTAAAGACTGTAACGAAAGAAAGTCTAACAGAACACCAGAAGAAGCGAACATGTTGTTACTTTACTTGCCATATAAACCATGTCGGTGGGAACATTTCATTTTACAAAACCGAAATGTTATTGCTGACCAAATGGATTATTTAAAAGCAAAGTTACCTAAACATTCACGTTATTCTTAAAAGATGCTTGACACAGGAGAAATCCTGTGTTATAGTATCATACATAAATTGATTAGGAGTTATTATGTCTGACTTAGTTAAATGTGGTTGCGGTCGTAGTGAAAGTGGTTTCTGTGATGGAAGTCACAAACTAACCAATGAAGAATTCAAACA